CCAGGGACAAGATTTCGGACACTCTTCTAGGTCTTCTGGCTGACTGCAATGACTTGATGCACCCTCTTGTGCTGGAAAACCTCAACGAAATCGAAGCAGATTTCGCCGTTCAAGCTTGTGCCGTTATCAACCACTTCCGTGGGAAACACAGAGTTGCCAAATCTGGTTGGACTAATGGAAAAACAGGTAGTCGTAGAAAGTATAACACCGAAAACCTCGGTCTTATAGCCTTTTAACAACAATACTACCACTCCAATTTCAACATGATCGGTCTCTTCATCATCATCTCCATCTTCATCGCACACTACTTCGAGCTCTTGCCCAAGCCCGAAGATCTCAAAAAGAAAGCACTGTCTGAAATTCGGGCTAGAAACCACTCCATTCAACCCATCCCCTCAGATATCTGCAGTGAGGTCCGTGCCAGAGCGGTCGCCCTCAGGTTCGTCAGTCATCTGGAGCTCAAACCTTTGGCCAGAAGAGGTAATCAGCTGATAAACGTAGCTTCAGCAGAATGCGGGAAACAATTCATCAAGGAAAATCAGTTCCTAGTGGATCTCTTCCTTCCTGGTGAAGTCTGGATCGCAAATGGAGGCCAACCTATGAACGTAGTCTCCAAAGCGGACCGAGTTGAAGCAGCCATAGCCCAGATGTCTCCAGAAGAACAGGAGCTGGTCCTGGAATTCCTCAAACAACAACAACAACAACAATAACTACAACTTCTGAAAACGAAGCTCTCATCGTGAGCGTGTAATTGTATGCCCCGTGTCAAACACTCCGCCGCAATCGAATATTATTCTCATCTTTTTGACATTAAGTCCGGTAGCTTTCTGGAAGCTCTCCTAACCAATTCCGATTCCCGTGCCCAGATCTTCCAAGAAGATTTCAGGTCTCTTCGCTTCAAACACCTCAGTATCTCCGCTCTTCCTGGCCCCCCTCCTACTGCCACCTACATCCTTCATCGTCAAGGGGACAGGTTTCATTTAGAACCAGCTTCTTCTTTCAATTTTATCAGCCTTTTCCACCTCCTCTTCCTCCTCAACCCTGAGAATCCTAGTGCCCTGCACAAAATCGGGGATCACCATTACTTATTGATTCACCAAGAACAAGTCTACCATGGCGGAGATCCTGAACGAGAGCCAAGTCCTTCAATCGATTGATGCTACAGTTCGCCTCTCTCGTTACAGTGAGAATTTCCTCTCTGAACGGGAAGTCAACAGAGTCAAGGAAATTTTCCTCGAGGCCGTTGGTGGTGAACTTGGTCCTGATGCAGCTCAAGCCTCCAGACAAAGAGCCTGGGCTGTGTTTCTTCTTTTTCTTGCGGACTCCGGTTTCTCAGCGGAGTCACGTAGCGCTGACAATCTACGTGTCGTCACCGTTGATCCTGATGGTGTTGAAGCGACCCTCACGGGG